CACCAACTGGTAGAGTATCTAACAGAATATTACGTAGAGCTAGGTACTGGTCCATTGTATACACCCCCTATAGTTAATATAAGGCGAGGACGTTCCACATCAACCCCCGTAATTTTCCATAATCCACCACTCATATAAATATATCTCATTTTATGCAAATTATTTAAAGAGAAGGAATCAGCGACGATACTAACTTTATTACTAATATTAATACCAGTATTTAAAGTTTCTCCAGATTGCCATCTATTGAATTGTTTTAAAATATCGCCACGATGATACTTCTCAATTATTTCTTCGGTCCATATACCTGGCCTGTTAACGTCTTCTACAGTGTTAGAATATCCTATCTTACCAGAAAACTTCGCCATTTAGAACCTCCTTAATATTTCTAACCTGCTGGTTGAGCTTTCTCAATAACTAAAGCAGAATATAATTTAGTTAAAGCACCAGAACATCTAGTTTCCATTAAGTATTTGTATTGATTGAAATCGATATCGAAATCATCAAATAATGCAATGTTTCCACCTTTATCAGCACCAGAAGTGTAATCTTGAAGATTAACAATGATGCCTAATAAATCATGGACAGTACCATTTACATCTCTAGATACTCCATTCATTGGATCTACTTCAACAATTTTCTTAACGTTTAAGAACTTAGCAACTTCAGCCGCATCTCTGAATCTATAATTTTCATTACCATCTTTTAACAATGTCCAATCAATTAATTGACCAGCAGTAGTATATAAACTAGGATTACCTGTACCTTTATAATCTTTTCTAGCTCTCTTAACAGCTTCTAATTCTTCCAAACCTGTAGCAGTAGCAGGAAGTTGAACTTTGATAGAATACTTATCGTTATCTTTGTAGATAGGTCTGATTTTCAATTCATCAATCTTATCTTGGTTATCCCCGGCTCTTCCGTCACCAATAAGGTAAGCTCTAGCTCTTTCTTCATCTAACATTAATCTCATTTCAGATTTTAACCACATAACAACATTAATATCGGTAATATCAATGATATCATCTCTATCTAATTTTTGTTTCTTATAGATAGTTGTAGGTTCAGTAGTTCTCTTAAAGATTGGGAATACTTCTTCAATTTTCTCATTACCTTTAATATAACCTTTAGCTCTTGCTTCATCAGCAGTAATATCTGCATACATACTTCTAATTCTTGAGAATGGTACTTTGTGAACGCCAGCTAATACATCTCTAACCCACTCAGTTCTTCTCATTTCAAATTCAGGTGTATTCATTACATTCTTAGCTTCTGGGAATAACACATCAATATTCTCCATACCATAAGAACCAGCATGAGCTAAGTAAGCTTCTTTGATAGCCTCATTACCATCTTGATCAATGTGAGATAAAATTGCATCACTTAATCTAATCTTTTGTTTCTCAGCATTTTTAAATATTTCTTGAATATCTGAGTGAGATAATACACTCTTATTGTTTGTAGCACCTTTTTCGAACACATTCTTCTTCATAAAATTGTCTCCTCCTTCATCGGATTGTTTCAAATTGTCATCTTTCTTTTTACCATCTTCATCATCTTCATCATCTTCATCATCTTCATCATCTTCTTCAAACTCAGATGCTTCAACCAACATTGCATAGACAACGTCTTTTTGTTTATCAGTAAGTGTATTAAATACATCCTCTACTGTTTCATCTGGATCGTCTTTTTCAACTTCAACTTCTCCTTCTTCATGTGATAATTCAGCATCTTCTACACTAGTATAAATAGTAGCTTCAGTTTCGCTTAATATATAATCATCACCATGAGCAAATGATACAAAATCTATCATAGCTTCAGGATTAGCACCAGCCAATACTAAACTTAGTTCTTTAATTGAACCATGTATAACATTTGACATATTCTCCTTTAATTGATTTGCATATATTGATAAAGCTGTAACGTCTTCATGTTGGACTAACTCTTTTGAGTGTACTCCATTTTCAGTTTCGTTAAATACACCATAAGCATAAACTCCATCATCCCTACATTCCAATAAAGCATGTCCAATAACATTTGATGGATTATTGTGTGAATGTTGCCAAACTAATGGAACAGTCTCTCCATCATTGTGTGCAAATGCGCCTGGTTTAATTACTCTACCATCACTACATTTAACATTAAATTTTGTAGCATAACCACTAAAATGATACTTCATTCTATTCTCCTTCCTTCTTGACAAGTTTTTCTTCTATTTTGATTTCTTCAGTATTTTGGTCCTTAGCATTTAAGTTCTTGTTTCTCAACTCATCCGCTTTAGGATCAGGATGTGGTTTGAATCCCATAATTCCTCTAAATTCATTAGAAGTAAGTATTTCGTTTCTAGTAAGCTTATCTGCCATCTCTGACAACTCGCTAGCTGGGATTAACTTAAACATATCTCTGAAATAATCAATTGACTGGCCTTGTGTTCTGGCAGTCTTAGTTAAAAACTTTCTTTTTGTTTCATCAATTATTGCATTTGCAAATGGTTCTATAGTTCTATTATAATAATTCAACATTTCAGCTTCAGACGCTGCTCCATCAAATATTCCCTTAGTAAGTCCTAACTGGTTATATAACATGCTCGTTAGATACTCTACTTGATCCATTAAATGGTTGTCGGCTGGTCTGTTTAATTGAGTTATCTTTTCTGCAGAATCTATATAGGCTATACCATACTTAGACCCCGCCATTTGCTCTTCAATTTGTTTCTTTCTTTCATCAGCTTGTTTCTGTTTCGTTGCTGTTTTTATAGTATAAGGTAATTGGATTATTATATCCAACTTTCCTGAACTACTTTGTTCATCGACTACATCCAACATATCTAATTTTGCAATTAATCTTTTTAATGTCGAATTCGTTTCATTCATAATTGCATATAAAGGGTTCTCTATTATTGCAACTGTTTTTTTGGGCACAGTAACTTCTGTATGTAATCCAGTTAATTCGTTATACAATCTAACTCGTACATATAATGGATACCATTCCAAAATTTCACCAACTCTAATTGATTCTATATCAAATCCTCCTGATACTTTTGGATTTATAGAAGTTTCAATAGGAACTAATGCAATAACACCTTCATCACATAATGAATATATTATATCTTGTATAAATTGCCGACCTGTTTGATCAATATTTGCTTCTAATGTAAAAATATTATTAAGACTTGATTTGATTGTTTCTTTATAATTACCATCTTTATCTAATTTAACATGTTTAAACTCTAAGCTCGCTACATCCATAGCAATTCTATTATATATAAAACCTACTATAGAAATTTGTGTAGTGGAAAACGAATATGATCTACCAGACCTAAAAGCTGAAGACGGACCATAATCATATGTTGGTTCTCTATTCCTAAACACGTTCCAAGCATGTGATAACTTACCCATAAATGTGTCTTTCACTTTTAATCATCCCCCAATACTTTATTATGCTGTAATGTTTCATTATCCACTCAACACCTCCTTAATTAACTATTCAAATGCATCCTTATTAGCTTTATAAGATATATAAGCATCTAATAATGCAGCAACGCTATCTATCTTACGATCATGGCGCATCTTTAATAATTTTCTATTACCATTTGTGTCCTCAAGTGTTATCGCATTACCCATACAAAACATCATTATAGATTGATCAAACTCTAAAAGACCCTCTTCTGCTAAATGCTTTAAATCACCTAATGGAACTGACTCTGTTTTAGAACCTTGTGGTACTTTCTCAATCCCATAAGGACCGTTCTCGATTTCCCATCTATTAACAAACGATTTTGCATTGTATGGGTCATAACCAAATGAACAAACATCATACTTAGATTCATCTATATATACCTCTAAATCCTCATAGATTTCGTCCATATCAAGTATAGTTCCATCCATAACTATTAAACTACCTTCATTTAAAAACTCGTCATACTTGATTCTCATAGCTCCTGGTAACATACCAAGAGTTTTTGATGTAATATAACATCTAGTCTTTATACCAAAAGCATCATAAGGTAACGGAAATAGAAATGTAAATGCACAAAAGTCATCACCTTGTGATAAATCTGCGCCCATAGCACATCTCATATTCCAAAATTCTCTTTTAGAAGATGGTAACGTTTCTTCATAAGTAAAGAAATATGTATAACCTTCCATAGGTATACCAAATCTTTTTGCTAATATATCATTTCTAGATGCTGGTGAATTTTCAGCTTTTTCAACATCTAACTGATAAGTCTCATAAGTTACTGTCTTTCCTATATTAGGATTTGCTTTAACCCACATTGATGGATCTGATACTTCTTGTATATCGTCTAGCTTATAGTACCATATAGATATGTGTGGAGCTATATACTTACCTTTAAGTATGTCCATTAGTTCCATTTTGATTGTATCTCCACTGCTGTTTCTGACAGTACCTTCTGAACTAGCAGCAATGATCAAATAATCATCTAACTTCGAAGCACCTTGCTCAATTGCTCCTATAACATCTTCTCTAATGTCTCCAGATAACCATTCATCAACTGTAGCTACTTTACATCTAAGTCCTTGCAACTTATTAATACTCATAGGACGTACTTCCAGTAAAGAACCAGTCATAAAGTTCTCAACACCCTTTTTAGTTGATGTTAATTTAACTCTATTATTCCTAGATCCTGATGTACTATAAATTGAACCATTAGTTAAGAATTTTAGTAATGGTCCTCTAGCTCTAGTTATAGATGTTCTTATAGGCGACATAACTTCTTCTGCCTGCTTCATTGTTGGGCCTGTAGTAATCTGATGCGTAGTCGATGTATCTACATTTAAGTAGAAATGCTGAATGAAAGACATATACATTGACTTAGCAGCGCCTCTAGCTATTATAAGAAATTGTTTTCTTGTAAGTTTCTTTTTTATAGTTTTATTTACATAAGCACCACCATGACCATCAGGATTAGGTACGTATATACTTCGTTCTACAAAGTAATACCATCCAAATACTTGTTCCGCCCATACTTTAAAAGTGTCTAGAAGATGTAAATCTGAACCATCAGTTAATGTTAATTCGTTTTCACAATAAGATATAAAACCTTCAACAGCTTTATCATCGTAATATATTGCAGGATTTCTTATTAGTTCATCAATTCTATTCATCTCTAATGATATCTCTTGATTAACAGGTATCTCTTGATTTAATACTTGTTCTCTAAATCTACCATAATATATAGGAGTTGCAGTATTAGACAGACTCATATGTTATCACCTTTCTCCTAATGCACAACTCTTTTAAATCTATTAACAACATAAGCTGTTGCTACTACTTGTGCTGAATTTAGTACAATATTATTAAATACTCTTCTACCAACATCTACTTTAGATTTTGATAATTTTCTATATTGTTTTTCTAAATTCATACGAGTATTAAAATTTTTAAGTTCTTCATTACTCATTTCACTCATACGTTTTTTTTGTAATTTTGGTTTTTTACTTTTTTTAGAACCCTTAGAACTACCACTTGTATGATGACCCCATTTCATTCCTGGTACACCATAATGGGCTAAGAATTTATCTCTTTTTTTCTTATTCATTTAATACCTCCTCTGATTGAATATTAATTTTCTAAATATCTATCCAAAGAACCATCTATAGCTTTACCAATCTGATTATAAACATAAAGTTTTACTAAAATTTTTCCAGATTTAAGTAATATAGCTTTTGCTTTTTTTTTTCCATCAACCTTTTTAGCAGTTTTAGAAGAACCCTTAGAAGAACCCTTAGAAGAACCACTTGTATGTTTTCCCCATTTCATTCCCATAACTCCGTAATGAGCTAAGAATTCATCTCTCTCTTTATTATACATTTAATACCTCCTCTGATTGAATATTAATTTTCCAACCATATTCACTAATTTGTCTTTCCATAGCTGAAATTTTAGCAGCTGTACTTGGTGGGTCAAATACTAATTTTATTTTCATATAAATATATGTTTTAACAGCGGATAAACTAACATCGACAACTCCAATAAAATCATTCCATGTTGTTGTTTTATCACTTATTTCAAATCCAGCCGAAGGACCTATTCCTAATAAGTTCAAATCCATTAATATAGAATTGATATTGATAATTATATCGGTATCAAAACTTTCATCGGCTTCGTCAATACCAAGCATTGCTTTTATAGAAGTTAAAATACTATCATCCATAATTTAAACCTCCGTAATATATTTTGACATTACAAAACCATTTTTACCTTCTTTTGTAATTATCTCTGACCATTCCTCGTTTACTTTTCTTTTTAAAGTTACTATTTCATCTACCATAATGCAATTTCTAAGTTTTTCATTTCCAGTAAATTCTAATTTACCAAACTTATCTGGTTCTTTTCTAAAAGACAAAGCACTACAATTTGTAATTTTCATTTCTATTGGACCAACTACTTTTTCCATCTTAGTAACTTCTTCAACAAATGTAGGATTATTTTTTATCATACCTGTTTGTTCCATTCTTCCTAATACATCCATTTTTCACATCTCCTATCTTTATTATTTTAACCATGGAGCAGTATCATTTTTGCTCCGTTCAATTATTGCATCATCATATCTTTTCTTTCCATAGTGAATATAATCATGAGACCTTTTAGAAGTAAGTATTAAATTATTCAAATCATATAATATATCTGAATCATTTATTATATCTTCAACAGTTATGGTATTAATATGATGTACAATAACAGTGTCAAATATTTCATAACCTTCAACACCTAAATCACATCCATCATCTCTAATTATAACTTTATCTCTAACTCTTTTCCATCGTGGTGATTTATAAAATTCTTGATTTATGTATCTGTTATATCCGAATGTAACTTCACCAACTCTTGAGTTTAATTTTAAATATTCAATTCTTTCATCAAAACTATTTAACATAATTAATTCCATATAACTTTTATTCATCGTAATCACTACCTGAATATGTTTTCATGGCTCTTAATGCTTCTTTCATTAATTCCTCAACATTCTTTGAAGACTTTATAGATTCGGTTTTAGCTTTTACTAATTCTAATTCTAATTCTAATTTCTTTTGTTCTAAAGAATTTTTAATTGCACCAGCTTTTAGAAAATGAGTTAATACTTGTGATGAAACCGTGCCACTTTCCATTTGGCTTCTTGCTACATCCATAGCTAGCGCAACCATTTCGCTTTCGACAGCTTCGGGAGTCGTGCCAGGTTTATGTTTGTGTTTTTTTTTTATCTTAGCCATAACATACTCCTTTCTATATTTCATATAATACTTCTTAATACTTTACTTATTCTTTTAAAACAGTTTGACAAAGATGCAGGTAACTTTTTATTAGTTTGGGAGAACTTTATCTTGAAAGGAGAAACAAGAATGAACAACTTTTACATCATAAAATATTCTTTATCTAATAACTCCCTGCATCTTTACCAAACTGTTTTATCAGAATATCCCCCCCGGGGAATTTTCAAAG